TAAAGCCTTTTTACTTTCAATTTGTTATATTGAATCATCAGCACTAGGGAAAGCTGTTTCCTCGGCTGCTTTAGCCTCTTCTTCCTCAATCGCTGCCATCTCTTCGTCTATCCTGTCACCTTCGACCAATCCGGCAAGCACAATCCCGGTTCTAAGGCTTGCCACCTTACCCCCTGCCGTTGCATCCACCGCATTCTTGATGTTTTCAGCCATGTCCCCGATCATGTAGGGCACGACTTCAACGTCAATATCAATGTCATGACTGACCTGTTCGTACTTCTTATTAACTGATCCGATCGCTGAAACTAAGAAGTTGTACCGGCGTTGCAGGAACTCGCCAATCACCTCTGCATGATTGGATACCGCCATATGTGCGCCCATAAAGGCAAATTTGAACGCTACACCAGATAACGCGCTCCCGGTACCTTTTAGGTTCTCAAATGAGATCCTGGGGGTATTTGTCTGTGCATACGCTTGTTCTGTTAGGTTATCGTATTCCAGCTTTGCAGCTTCGGGGGTTTGCTGCCATGAAAGGTAATAAAGCTTAGCTCCTTTATCGGTCTCAATCAGCCCGCCCCTTGCATCTTTTGGTCTGTTGTTAAGAATGCGACCTTCTGCTATGAGCTTAGGGGCAAAGTTATAGTCAATACAATCGGCGTAGTTTGAGTTAAGGGTCTCAATCCGCTCCCTGATTGGTTTTATGTTACGACAGAGAGTATAGGGCCGGTACCCGTAAATGGTAGGGTTCTTTAAGAATTTATGCTTAAAGGTTTTGTCTTGTACAACCTCCCATCCGGCGCCGGTTGACTGTACCCACGTATAAACATCAGTATCGGTTACGGTCATAAAGTAGGTTTCCATCAAAGTTGCACTCTTTTTAACCCTATATTCACGCGAAAGGGCTTTGTAATCACCTGTTTCGTCAAAGAACGGGTAAAGCATATCACCCCGAAATGGAGACCATATGGCGCACTTAAACTTACGATCCGGAACAGCTTCTTTCCCGATTGCTTTCTTAATCCTATTGAAGATAAGACGCCAAAATCCGGTATCTTCGACTGTGTACCAATATTCGGCTACCTCTGTTTCGGATAGCCAGGATCTTACCACCTTTTTGTTATGATATTTAGTCTTATTTTTTCTGTCAATCTGCTTAATAACAGAGAATAACTCTTTCTCCTGATCATTATCTGTCTCACATGTCAGTTTAGGCTCTGTTCCCACAGTGAAAGCCGTATGAATATTGGTGATATCCTGCTCTAATGGGATAGGAATACGGTTAACAGGATCGGGGGCGGTTATTTCAGCCTGAATAACCCTTCCATCAGGCCCCCGCTTCTCTTCCTGGATGACCTTGATAGCATCCGGACGCTTCTTTCTGTCCATCACATCATGAAGCATCGGGTCCCAGTCCGCCATCAGTGCGTCACGATTAGGAAGTGGCGTTTTGCGGGCGTCTTTAAGTTTCTGAATCTTATCGCTTATATCTAGTAATAAAAGGATTTCCTCTATTGTCATTGTCGTATATTTTAGTAAAATACTCCTGTTAAATTCTTTCTTTCCTGAATTCTACCCATTACTTGGCCCATTATCCAATACCTAAAACCATCACAAGCATGGTCATCCTGCCCTTTTGCTGGCTCATTAATATATTTTCCTGTCTTTTCGTCAAACATCCAGGTATAATTTTTAAGCTCTCGAATGATATTAAAGCTTCTTTCTGTAACCATTATTTTATAACCCTGAATGACTGAAATACTAGCCAAAACACTGCCTGGACCTTTAATAATTGGGTAAATATCTATTCCGGCATTATAAATTTCATCTACGAGCCTTGGATCAGCACTTTCGCTCATCACTTTCATTTCAGGAATTGTCTTGTAGAAATTGATTATATCCTTTGATTCCATGTGGGTTTTATAACACTTTTCGTCCAGATATAAAGTATTGTCAGCAAAAGCACTATCAACAATAGCGGTATAATCATTTGTGTAACCAAAGTCCATCCCATACCCGCGAGTAGTCAACCAGATAGGTATTTCTTTAGTCATAGTCCAGTTTTGATAAATAAGACCTTCAAGGCTGGCCCGTTTACCAAGACCATATATTTCCCATTTTCGCCTATCCGCCGTTCCTGCCTGAATATTTTCTTCGGTTGGTTGATAGCTTAAAATCTGCTCTTTCGCATTATCGGGAATAAGTGGATTATGCAGCATCGTAGAATGAATATAACAGGTCTTTGCTCTCTTGCAAACCTTTTCATAGATCCAATGCTCATCATAAGAAGGGTTATAATCTAAAATAGCGAACCTGGAGCAACGCTGCATTAATTGGGCATAGTCATTAAAACTTGCTTCAACTGCTTCATTGATCCAAAATATATCAGATTTCATACCATGAATTCGCTGCTCATCATCTAGTCCAATAAACCAAAATTCAGTATCATAAAGCCTGTACATCCCGGCCCCAATCGATTTATTGTGTTCTTTTTTGTCATATAGATCGTAGTCTTTTAGCACCTCAAGAAAGTCATTTAGCACGGTTGCTGTGATCCAGGTTGCTTTTAATCGGGAGACAATTATTCTTCTTATTCTTCCTTTATGCTCGCTGGCCCATTTTATTAAAAATTGGATAATAGAATATGTCTTGGAAGACCTTGAACCACCTTCCAAGACATACACGTTATATCTGCCACATTGGTATGCAGCATTAAGTTTCTGATATACCGGCGTCAGTGCTTGTTTCTTCTCCACCATTCTGTATTCTCTTTATTTCTTCAATATCCTCTTGTGATAGAGGCGTATTCGCAAAAATTAATTGTGTACCACCTACGTCTTTCCCATTTGTTGTGACATCTTGCTTTTCTTTTTGCCCCAAATACTGCTTTCCAAGCCATACCAGCATTGTCTTATCCCCCTCCATTGCGGTTTGATATTGTTTTGCTCTAAGCAATTCTTGACCTTCGCTCCTTTTTGTAGCAGAATACTCACTAAAACCAATTTTAAATTTCTCTTCGCATGCTAAATATAATGTATTTGGATGAATACCAATAATCCCTGCGATAGCTACCCCATCACATTGCGCTTTGAGGAGGTTATCTACTTTCTTCCAGTCTATTTTTGCCTTTGACCTTCCCATATCTTGATTTTGTTAAATCAAAAAGAAGATGACGCCTTGCGCCTCTGAATATTTGCCCTGCGTTTCTGGGCTGCTGTTTTTTTAAAAGGCAGTCTACCTTGCCCTTTCATTGATTGCGATCCGGATGCCATAATATTACTTTTTATTAATTATATTAATCATGCTTTTATTTCGGACTGACTTATTTATCGTCTTGAATTTTTCGATTACGTCTATGTGAAATTCATCTAAGAACCTGAATAAATCTTCGTTTTCCTCTACGCAAAATTGCTCAACACAATTGGAACTTCTTAAATTAGCCGATCCATGAATGCAGACATATCCCCCCCCATATGTTTCAAAAATGCAAATCTTCGTATGAACATCAGCTATGGCTAGTTGGAATTTATTTTTCTCGTCCAACTCTTTGTACATGTAAGGGATCAATGCGTGTCTTTCGTGAGAATAAAAATAGGTTGATACGATTAAATCAAGCTGATCTACATACCCACCTATAAATAGGTTTTTCAAGCTATCTATATTTTCCTGACTCATTGATAATGTTGAAATTATCATCCGCTTGATATGAAAATTATTGTGGACAATAAATGCTTCAATAAAATCTCCAAAAATAAACGCTCCTGATACCACACAAAATTGACGGGTATTTTTAGCGATTTTTAGCAATTTGGCTAATTTTTCAGCCTTTTCGTATCTGATGTTTTGTTCGGCGATTCCAGGAACCTTTACGGGCTTCATGTATCTGGAATCAAAGCTTGCTTCAAAATCAAAATCCAGATCCAGATCAAAGTCTATTGAAAAATCCAAATCCATATCAAGGTTGATATCATTAAATCCATTCGCCATAATTATTCATTTATGTTGTTTGTATCTTAAAGATACAAAATTTATATGGGATATGCGCTGATTTTCAGTAAATTAATATACTTTTATTAACTTTTTTTAGCATCTCTTTATCTGATTCAACGTAAGATTTATTTTCTTATTTTCTCTCATCAAGATATTGTTTATCAATTTCAAGCCTGAATAATATTTCAGAATAAAGGTAGTCTGCCTGATCTCTGAAATCTGCATAAGTGGTATAGAGAAACCGGACATTTGCGCTATTGTCAGAAATTATCTGACCATTGCGAACTTTTAATGATGTGGCAATTTCACGGCGCAACCCCCGTGGCATTTTATACCTAAATAATGATTTTGGCGAGTAAAGAAGAAAGATAATGAAAATGAAAAGCTGCCGGTATTGGACGGTTCCGGACTTTGGAAAATAAGAATGCGAGTGTATTATTTCATCAAACC